CCCTACCCTCTACACCGTCTTTACCACCGAGGAATACCGTAGCGATAGCCATAGCTCCGCCACCCGCGACAGCAATAAGCTTATTGCGCAGGCTGTTAGACATAGCCATGAGTTAATCCTCGTTGATGCCAGGCGCGGTGGGCCAGCGCTGAAGGGCTTTGATTTGCGCCAGGGTAGCCTTGCGTTTGTAATACCAGTTGATGCCGAGCGTGAACAGCGCGACCAGAATACCGGCCAGCACGCCTACAGCACTCCATTCATCGGGACTTAACCTGGTCAGCAGACCATTGGCGATTGTCCCGGCAGATGCGCCGTATGCCGCGCCGGAAGCCAGTTTGCTCATATCGTTACTCATATCACCTCCGTGATTACGGGCGGTGCTGTAGGTAGTCAGAAGAAAAGAGCGCTCCTCCCCATCACAGCAATGAGGGTCATCCGATTTAGTTTTAGGAGGGCGCAAAATAGAAAAGGCCGCCATTTGGCGACCTGTAGATTTTTGTCAGAATTTAAAACCAAGGCCAAACTAAGCTAATTGCGCCAAAAATCAACCTTGCAAGAGGAGATTGCCTTCTTGCTATGTAGTCCTTGGTGCTCTGAAGCTCCTCAGTTATTTTCATATTTTGATAAGCAGGATGTACTGACCAGCGAGATATTAACCGGTCAATCAGCCTTAAACTTCTTTGATAATAAAGTGGGAAGAACCTCAATTGATAAATGCTATCCAACTGATAATCTATAAATGCACCACCCGCTTTACCCTCATTTAAAACCTCAATGACCTTTTGGTATGCCTCAAGCTCCCTGTCCTTACTTTCAAGAATTGCTTTATGCATGAAAGTCAACGCCGTCCACATTCCACCGAAAAGTAAAGCGGTAACAGATATAACTAGTGGGATTGATTTTTCGGGGTTTTCTATAACCCATTTGAAACTTTCAGTTATCATCACGCCTCCTTAATAATTAAGGTTATCGGCATGAAGATTGACATCTTCAGATATAAAAAAGCCCCGCCAGCTGGTGAGGCTGCGAGGCTTTCTGACATCCACTTAATATGCAACTGACCCGCCATCAGCGAACCAAATAATTCATTTTAGTGCGGAAGACTCATAAAATCCCCACTATGAGGAGATATTAATCCATTCCCGGACAAAAGCAACAGTTATCTTTGGCTGGGGAATCTTTCATTTCCTGTGATTTTCTGGAAGGTCTGGTCAGCGTGAGACTCTTCCTGCTCTAACTTAGCCACCAGCGCATCAAAGAACGGCCTCCAGTTGCGGTTCCACGTTCTCTCCTGCAGCTCAGGAATGAGCACACTGATCGCCCGGAAAGCTTTTGTACCGGGTGACCGCGTAAATCCTCTTCCACCACACCGATCACAATTCTTCTCAACGATGGAATTAGTCTGCCTGGACATCTCGATATCACGCACGCGTCCAGTACCATTACAGCGGCACCGCTCTGTCACTGCGCCTTTGCCGTGACATGTCACGCACATCTTTTCCAGCGCCTCCAGCCGGTATTTTGGAGGAACGTAATTATCGTTATCAGGCGTTGAGCAGCCAGGGTGAATCATTACATGCTCAATGCTGTTCATAATGCCACGACCATCACAGTCGGGGCATGAGTGGGTAGTTGATGCAGAGCGGACATAATCTTCATATGCCAGCTTGGATAGAACTCTGATACAGGAAGGCAGCTTTGAGCCAGCTGCTTTCAGAACAAGCTTTGGGGTTATGCGCCGCGCATGCACCATCAGAAGACCTATGACGCGATCTTTATCCCCTTCGCTTACCCCGGACTTAGCCAGTACGGCAGCAATCCCCATCGGAGACTTTGACTGACACATCCCGATAGCGGCCATCAGGTCTGTACCCGTAAGCCCCTCACTTCCCGTAGCACGGGATGAGTCACTAATCTGCAGGCTCTTCGGATTGAAGTGCTTCAGCGCTGATTCAATTTTCATGCTCACCTTCTCCACACACTTTATTTTTTGTCTGTCCCAATCACTCCGACTGCAATCGCGTGATCGAGGAACCTGAACAGCAGCTCTATCTGACTGCCGTATTTCGCTTCAAACGCTCTCATATCCCGGTGCAGTTCATCGTGATGCGCTCTGCATAGCGGTATCACAAATAAATCATGCGCCTTCGTTCCCATCCCCCCCTGTCCGTGTCCGATTATGTGATGAGGATCGTCAGCCTGTATGCCGCAACATGCGCACGTCTGCGACTTTACCCATCGTGTGTATTTCTCACTTTCCCAGCGCTTACGCTTGGGGCGCTTCATGAATGATTCTGGTGATTCCGGGTCTGCATGGAGGCTGATTATCTTTTTGACGATCTGCGCTGCATCCTGAATAACCTCCCGCGCCGGTCGCGCCGGAACAATGCGGGCCTCTTTAAGCTCGCCGCTCTGGATAATCTCTTTCGGCATGCGCAGAACGCGCCGGGCCGGAGCCTCTGGTATCAGGTCAATCACATCATTCAGGGTTGCCCACCAGCACAGTTCCGGCAGGGTCAGTTGATGGTCACCGTTTAGCGCCATATGGCTGCATGCCGCCCTGATTATCCAGAGTGCAGTGTTACCTTTGGCGATATTCTCCAGGCTGCCGGGTAAGCCGTTTTCCCTGAACTCATTATCGTGGCTATAGCAAAGAGACACCAGGCCGTTTTCGATATCTGACACTGTGAATTCATGGTGATGCCACACTCCCAACTGCTCCCACTGGCAGCACCCGAAGGACTGGACAAAAGATGCCAGCGCATTCGGTCCACCAGCGGCCTTTATCACACGTTCGTGACTGAAGAAGGGAATCAGTGAGGGCTCATCAAGTAACGGCTGTGTGCCTTCATTCAGCCGCCCTGATGGCAGGTCTGCCATATCCATTGTCGGTGTGCTGATCACCACCCTGCCCTTAAACAGCTTTAACAGGTCTGGTCCTGGCTTCAGCAACACAATCCCGGTGCGCGGTGCTACCTCTGGCGTAAGTAATGCTCTCACAGTCACCTCAATGCACAGTATCGAGCAAGCGGAGATGCTCGGAAATTTTCGACTCGAAGAAATGAGGCTGGCTTTTGATAAGCGATACAGGTATTCCTGTATCGCTTAGAAGCTGAACGAGTTCATTGGTCTGTTGAAGGTTACGCCACAAGGAAGGTTCATGTCTGCGTTCGCCGCCTACTGCACGATGAAGATCATTAAGGCAATAACGGCCGGAGTTGTCCTGACGAACGGGAACCCCATCAATCACTAAAAGCTGATTCATGCTCTGTTCTCCACACACTGTTTTTAACCGGCCCCGCCCCATCATCTGCAAATGAACGGGACCAACCTATACCAAAGGCATCTGCAACATACCCCTAGTATTCGAACTATAAACGCTATTTAAAATCATTTCATCACAATGCTGGAAGGCAGAATTTAAACACCTGATTTACTCAGCATATGTAAAAGCGGAATATGTAGTCCCTATAAATTTTTGACTGAAAGGGTAGAAAAAATCTCAGAAAAGTGAGTATATTCAAACACCCCACCATTCGACAACCGGCAGTATCTATTAATGCTGGGTTCTATGCTCGTGAACGCTTCTTGTAAGTAACGTATTTGCGTAAAACGAGGCTTTAGAACTTTTGATAGATAATGATTATGTTTTCTCTCGCACGCCTCAATTTTTCGTTACAAGTCATTTACCGAATGTCATTTGATGGTGTAAAATACAACTAATTGTGTTTCTGTATAATTAGGAAAAGTTATCTTGATGGCCCCCTATTACAATCATGCATGACTTGAAACCCACAGACCACCCAACCTGATGCAATATAACTACAAAAGGACTTAAAAAATGACAGAATTTGAAAAAAAAGAAAAAACAGCATACTTCCCTAAGAACAAAACCCTCATCCCCAATCTTGAAAACGTCCACATTAAAACTTCCACTTATGAATGTTCCGAGGTAAAAACCAGCAATTCAATTGTCATCATTGGTGCTAACGGCACTGGAAAAACCCGACTTGGGACATGGCTTGATTTAAAATCCCCTCTATGGGAAAAAAGCCTAAGAATA